GAATTGGTATCATGTACTATCTCTCTAAGAAGATTTGGAATTACTTCGTGACTCCTCGTAGAGGCGCTATCACACAGAAATTGAGTGAGGCCTATGAAACAGATAAAACTCAAGCACGTCGTTCACGACGAGCAGAGTGGTTCTTTTCAGGTCCTTGCACTGAACATGGAATCGAATCCGGTTTCTGTGTAACGTGTGATAGAGCATGTCTCGGAGGGCATGGTAATCTAAATGGTTACTGTTATATTTGTGATCCAACGTGGTATGATAGACTTCAAGGTAAGTCTGTCACTCATGAAGGATATGATTCAGATAAAACAGTGACAGGAAGACGACGTAAAGCAGAATTCTTCTGGAGCGGTCCTTGCAAACATGGCGTTGCTAGTGGATTCTGTGAAGTGTGCGATAATGCATGTGAGGGTGGACATGGAAATCTGAAAGGATATTGTTATGTTTGTGATCCTACTTGGTTGATTCATTTCCAAGGTGAGTCAATTTCTGTAGGAGAACTATATGATAATAACAAGTCTCGCGGTAGGGTAACGAAGAAAGCGGAAATTTGCGATCTAGCTCGCCATGGAGGTCCTTGTCGATCACCATCTACACATGAGCATGATGCTTGGCAATTTAACAACCTTGAAGATCTACAGAAGTTTGTCAACGACGGTGGAACCATTCGGAAGGAAGTTGCATCAGAGATGAGAGAAGTTGAGGGTCAAGCAATCCTTGATAAGAATGCAGCAGAGATTGTGACAAAAGTGTACCGAAACATGTACAAACTGGAATATAAGTCTGGAGATGAGTGGATTCACGCGATGAATCTACTCGTCATCAAAGGGCGGATTGCCATTGCCAATCGTCATCTCCTAGGTATGCAACATATCAGGGAGTGGCGTATGATCAATAAACATAAGCCTGATGGATTCCCACTCACCTTGTGGGAATTGAATCGCGTCGTGATTCCAGATGATAACATGCATGGTGACAAAGATGTCATGATGTTCGAATTGCCCCGATTGGTCGACCAACATCCCGACATTAGCGGCAAATTCATGACAGGATGTGACTTTTCTCGGTTTTCAAGCCTTAAGTCTATTTCAGCTATTGGGTATGTGCCACAAAAAGAAATTGTTCTTCGTCAATACTTCTCTAACAGTGTTAGAGCAATTGATGAACCAATCGGTATTGAGGGACTGAACTACGTGTCTCATTGTAGAAAATACTTTGAGTACGAGATTCAGACCACCAGTGGTGATTGTGGAGCAGTTCTTGTTGCATTTGATCCCAATTTTGCGAATAAGATTTTTGGTATTCATGCTGCTGGTGATTCTGGTTCAAAATACTGCGGTATTGGAACACCACTCACACAGGATGTTTTGAAAATCTTGGAGAGTCAGCTTGTCTGTGTCGAAGACGCCAAGATGTTTCCTGTGATGAAAGTCGCTTCGGAACTCAATGTTGAACCGATTCAAGATGAGAAAGGATGGTTGTGGAACTTGAGACTTCCCTTTGTTGGAAATTTCATGTACCACGGAAAGGAAACGCGAAAGGTATTTGCCAATTTCAAATCGACAATTGTTCCATCTCCCGTTCATGGTGTAATTGCTACGCCAACAATGAAACCAGCTCATCTGGGGCCTTTCATGAAGGATGGAGTGAAAGTTGATCCAATGGCAAAAGCACGAGTGAAGGCTTCTCCTGCCCCTAAAACGATGGATAAGAGCCTTCTCAATAGTGCAGTTCATCACTACACTCAGATGGTTACTGGACAGGTTGATGAAGCTGATAGACGAGTTCTCACATATGCTGAAGCAATTCAGGGTATTGAGGGTAATGAATTCTATCAAGGAATCAATCGATCCACATCCCCAGGATATGGATGGGAGAAAGAAGGAGCAGGAAAGACTAAATGGCTAGGATCGGAAGGTGAATATAATGTGTCACATCCGGAACTTTTGGAGGCTTATGAGGATATGAAAGAAACATGTCTTCATAATCGGCCATCTGTTTACTGGGTCGATACAATGAAAGATGAACGAAGACCAATTGCAAAAGTTGACGAGGGTAAAACTCGTCTCTTCTCTGTAGGAGAGATGGCTTTTACAGTCTTGTTTAGACAATATTTCATGGGATTTATCGCACATATGATGAAGAACAAAATTCGTTATGAATCATGTGTTGGTATTAACCCATTTGATCGCGACTGGACTCGACTAGCAACCGGACTTAATGCAGTTGGAAAGAAAGTGATTGCCGGAGATTTTGCTAACTATGATGGAACATTGAATGCGGATCTACTTTGGAGAATGCTTGATGTCATCGAGGCTTTCTATGAAAATAGTTCAGCTGAGGACAGAATGAGAAGACGATCTATGTGGTGTGAAATTGTTAATTCAATTCATATTAACAGTGATGATGTTTACTCATGGACGCACTCGCAACCTTCTGGTTGCCCAATGACAACTATTCTCAATTGTGGGTACCATTCAATTAGTGCTAGATATGTGTTTCTTGTGTGTGCTGCAAAGTACATGCCTGAGCTTGCATCTCTCAGATATTACAATCTCTTCGTGAGACATTTTAATTTCGGAGATGATGATGCATGGAACATTTCTGATGCTATTATCGAGTGGTTTAATCAAGTGACAATCACTGAGGCCTACGCAACGTTTGGTATGGAATACACAGATGAAGCAAAGACTGGAGTGATTGTTCCATTTCGTAGTCGAGATGATATCAACTTCCTCAAACGCACATTTCGATGGGATGATGTGCAGTGTCGCTTTCGGGCACCACTTGCACTCGAAACTATCAGAGAAATGGCGATGTGGAATAAAGGTACCATCGATCCGTTTGACCTAACAGCTGAAGTATTGTGCAATGCTGTAGTCGAGCTTGCACAGCATGACAGAGAGACTTTTGATAGGGAACTACCTGCGTTTGAAAAAGCAAGGAGAATTCTCTCAGAAAGAGTATCTGTCAATTTTGAGACTTATGATGATTACCAAAGGATTGAAGCTGTGAAGTACTGTTAACCTCATATAAAAGTTGTACCATAATCGTTGGTCCTAGTAAAGAGTAGTTAACTTTGGCCATCTTCGGATGGCCACGGCCTTCTTCGGAAGGCCAAAGGGGGACTTGAGGGTTTAATTCCAGCAATTTTCGAATTGATGCACAATAACCAAAAGCACTGGTATTTCCTCACCAGCCTCCAACATAGGTAGTACTGCGCTACCTTAGACAGCAATGTCAAATGCAGGGCGAGTCATGAATTAGGGATTTTATTCTTGACTTATAATCACTTTATCCCAACATCAGTGTATCATTCATGGATTCACAAAATAATACTAACACCTATATGGCGAGTTCGTCTGCACTCGAAACAACGCAGACAGCACCTAGTGAGGGTATGCAAGGATTGCATGCCGAAGTAATACGTCAACAGGAGACTGTTCGTTTTGAGGAAGATGGTGTGGTTGCTTCGTTGGAGCTTCCTTCCATCACTCCGATTAACGATTATCTCTCTACTGCTAATGATGGTTTGGTCAACGACATAGTCGGTTTTCTATCACGTCCAATTCCTCTTGAAGGAATTGTGTGGAAAGAGACTGATAATGTCGGTGCGGAACTTATCAATCCTAGTTTTGCGCAACCAGGAAATGAATTGCCAAGAACATGGATTGATATTCCGATGATCAATCAAAAATTGCAGGGTTTCACGTTTCTTCGATGCGATTTCCGTGTTAGGGTTCAATTCAATGCACAACCGTTCAATGCCGGACGTGTTGTTCTATGGTTTAGTCCTTTCACAATCAACATGCCACACACTAATAATCAAGTCACTTCAACCTCACACTTCGGAGGTATCACTGGATATAGACATGTCGATCTCGATCTGTCAACATCGACTGCTGCAGAACTTGTTATCCCATATGTTGGCCTAGTTTCACACTACAATACTATTACTCACCGATCTCTGATTGGTAGTTTTAGATGTACTGTGTATTCAAAGCTTTCATCTGGGGCATCAGAATCGCAGACGTCAGTTGATGGAACGGTATGGATCAGTGCTGAAAACATTGATCTTCAAATGCCTACTGGTCTCGTGATGCCTGCTATCCGTGTTGTTGAAGGACAAATGAAGAAAGAAAAAGAACAACCTGCGAAAGGAACGATCGAAAGCATCGCCAGCACGACTTCTACAATTGCAGCTGCAGTTGGACGAATCCCTGGACTTGCTGAAATTGCGAATGGTGTTCAGTGGGCCGCAGATGCTGTTGCAGGCGTTGCAGGCATGTTCGGATGGTCTCGACCTACCGACCCTAGCTTTGCGACAATTGTACAACCATCTTTGGTTCGTCATATGACGAACTTCAACGGTGACACTAAATCAAAACCACTCGGTCTGGACGCACGTAACGAAATTTGTGTGCCTTATCATGCTTTTGCCACGAAAGATGATGAGATGGCATTGGCAACAATTCTACAGAAACCGGTTTACGTCGATCGATTCACAATGGATCAAACTCAAATCAGTGGCACAACCATTTGGAGATGGCCTGTAGTTCCTAGTGCTTGCACGAAGAAAATTGCAGCTTCACCTTACGAACCAGGATTGATTTTCTTTCACACTTTTGCTAGTTATCTCTCTCGCATCTTCGGCTTTTGGCGAGGAGCTTTGAGATATCATTTCAAGGTTGTGAAGACGAATTTTCATTCTGGTCGTATTCGTGTGTTCTTTGTCCCTATGGCTGAACTTGGATCAGATGTCACTATGATTGATTTTAACAAATGTTATAATCAGATTTTTGACATCCGTGACACGGCAGAGTTCGAGTTTGAAGTTCCTTATGTATCCAATACACTTTGGAAGAAACTTGATCACAGTATTTCTACAATTGTTCCGTCAGCAGTCTCTTATGACAGGCCTACCGGCATGATTTACGTACAAGTACTGAATCAGTTGAGAAACCCATCTATTGCCTCCAACACAATTGAATTTCTAGTCGAAACTAGTTGTGGTGAAGACTTCCAATATGCTTTTCTCACTGAATCTGATGTTGTCAAACCGATGATGATCAGTCATGAACAGTTCGAAGGCCATATTACATCAAGTGATTCCGATCGCTATGTACGAAGGGTCAGTGGACAAATGCAGTCTTTCTTTGAAAGCAAGAAGATGAAGGATTACAATCCAAACATACTCGGTATGGGAGAAGCAATCACATCTTTGAGACAATGTCTCAAAAGATATGGACGATATAAGGCAATTTTGCCAGCTGTGACAGCTGGTAATCTCAATATGATTCGTCCATATGACACCAATGACAATTTCCAGAATTTCATCAGCGTCGAGCTGGACCAATCAGGTCCCGTCGACGGTTTGTATAATTATGTAAGTTATCTCTATAGAATGGTCTCAGGCAGTATGAGAATGATGTTCGTACCAGCGGGAACTACCCTTGTGGATTTTCCTGACGTACGACTTAGGCCCTATACTACTGATATGCATTCTATTGCCCAAACTACTTTTGAAACAGTACAACCTATCACTGATTGGCCTGGAATCGAAAATAGTGCTCCCCTTGTAAAATACATTCCTTATATTGAAGGAACTCTCGAAATAGATGTTCCTTTTTACCAAGAAATTCCAGTTCAAATGACTGCTGTCGGAGAACCAATCGCAGCTGACCCTGAAGTCGTTGGCGCTGAGCAACCGTACAATTACGGTACCGAAATCGGTATTAGTAATACTATGGATTGCGAAGTGTACAGATCTATTGGAGAAGATTTTTCATTTGGATACAATATCGGAGCCCCCCTGGGATATTATCCCTTCCCCGCACCCTAAAGGTGTTGTCGGAGCACACATACCACGTGTTATGTGTGTTGCGAGACTGAGC